GGATCCCCACCAGCAGATCCCGTGACGCCAGGCGGGCCGGCGCCAAGCGCGTTGCGTCCGCCTCGCTCCGGGCCAATGCGCCGGCTCTTGCCGACGACGAGGCCACGAAGTGACCGAGGCGGAGGAGGCGGCATTACTGAGAAACCCGGAAAGTGCAGGACCCAGACGTGAACGAGGTCACGTTCACGCGCCAGTAAACGCCCTCTTCCGGTTCAAACAGCGAGAAGGACGTGGACGCCGTGTAGGCGGCCGCCGTGCCATCAGCCGACTGCGCGACCGTGACGAAGGTCGTGCCGCCGTCAAAGCTGCGCTGGATCGCCACGGTAAGCGTGCCGGATATCTGGAGTTCGACGTTGAACGTGCCCGTGAACACTCGGGATTCGCCGGCCGCGGCCGATGACAGCGTCCCGGTAAGGACCGAACTCGCCATGTCTCGGTCCGTCGGAGCTCGCTTGCCCATGCTGTACCTCGTGAAGAATGGGGCGCGGATTTCTCCGCGCCCCGTGCAGGTTCAGTGCGATCAGCCCCAGAGCCGGACGGCGAGCTCCGGGTAGATCGCCTTCACGCCGTAGAGGATGTCGAGCCGGATGAAGTTCTTGTCCGACGCGATGGCGTACTGGCGCGCGACGCGGATGCCGATGTTCTTGTGGACCATCTGCGACGACTCGACGCCACCACGCGGCTCGTCCAGCGGCACGGTGACGAGGGCAAACGCGTTCTCCTGGAAGCACAGGTTCTGCACGTAGCCCGTCGCCGCGGTGCCGAGGAACGTCAGCGCGGCGTTGTCGGCCGGACCGGCGCTGACGTTCTGGTACTTCCCGGTCGTGACCATCTGCGGCGAGATGGAGAGCGTCACAGCGCCAGAGCCGTTGGAGTTGGCATCGGCCGTCACGACGAACTCCTGAAGGCGGCCCGTGCTCTGGCGCGTCTTCGGGTTGACCGCGTACACGCCTGCGAGCGTGAACACATCGCCGGCCTTCGCCCACCCGGTGATCGAGTTCGACGCGCCGTCGATCACGAGCGACTGCGTGTTCGACGAAAGCAGCGCCGTCGTCACCGCCGCATCCAGAAGGAACTGGTTGGCGCCGTTGACGAGCGGGGTGCCGCCGCGCGCGCCGTTCGTGTGGATGCGGAGCGACTGGTTCTCGTAGTTCTCAAGGCCGCCGTACTTGCCGACTCGCACGCGCTCAAGGGCCGTCTTCACCTTGTCGCCGACGTTCACAAGCTTGAGATCGTTCGCGATCTTGAGCGCGGCGGCCGGGTCCATCGCGCCGATGATCTCCTTCGTCATCGGGGCCGCCGACTCGACGAGACGCTGACGCGCCGCGCCGAGTTCGAGGAACGTGCTCGGCGTCGTGCCTGGCGTGCCGACCGACTGCCAGACGGACGAGTAGAGGCCCGTAAGGCTGGTTTCGATGGCCTGCGCCAGCTCCGCCGCGGCCGGCGCGATGTAGCGCTTGCTGTACTCCTCGATCGACAGCGTCTCGTCGGCCGTCGTGAACGCCCACGAAACGTGCTTCCGCTGATCGACGGTGACGCTCGTATAGGACTCGATGACGTCCTGTTCAGAAAGCGCGGCGCCGTCGACGGCGAGGAACTTCACCGGCTTGCGCACCTGAACGGTCGATCCCTGGCCACCCTTGAACTCGCTCTGGTAGTCGCGATGGACGAGCGAGGCCATGACGAGGTTGTTTTCGAGCTGCATCAGCGCCTCTTTGGCGATGATGGTCGGGGTGATGAGGCTGTTCGCCATTGGAGTGTTTCCTTCTGAGGGAAGGCCGCGCCATCACGGCGGGGCTGGTTTGGTTGAGACCTCTACCCGGCTTGCGACTCACGCCACTTCCGGTACGTCGCCATGTCCATCTTGTCGGGATCGGGCGTCGTCATGCCCTTGCCCTTGACGGTGCGCGGCGGCTCCGGGGCGTCAGTCACGGCCTTGCGAGGCGGAGCCGATCGAAGACGCTCCTCGATCTGCCCCATGATTCGGGCTTGCGATGTCGCGGACTTCGCAGCGATTGAGCGCGCCTCGTCAGGATTCTTCGCGAGCCAGTACATGAGCTCCGGCTTGATGTCGGACTCGGACAGGACCTCGATCATCGCCGGAGTGACCGGGATGTCCGCTGCGGCGACGACTTCCTCGAAGTCCGGGAACTTCTCGGCAGCCTGTACCGCAGCCCGTTGCAGCGTTTCACGACGCTGCGCATCGGCCTGTCTCGTGCGCGCTTCGGCCGCCGCGCGCTCCGACTGCTCGCGCTCGGTCTTCACGACCTGGCGCGCGCGGTACTCGGCGCGGGCGTCTATGTACGCCTCATAGCTCGCGAAATCTTCCTGCTTCGGCGCTTGGTCGTCGCTGACGGTGTTGGGTTTCGCAACCGCGCCCGTGCGGCTGCGAAGCTCCGCAAGCAACTCGTCAGCGCGTCGGTTGGCCTCTGCCTCCCGGCGCTGCGCGTCTCGGAACTCTCGCGTCAGTTCGCTGATGCGTCGCTGAAACCCGCCATCCGCCCGCTTGGGCTTCGGCTTCTCGGTTTCAGTTGCGGGGGCATCATCATCCCCGGTGGCTTCGGTCTCCGTCGCCTTCTCGACGGGAGTCTCGGCCGGCGCTGCGTTGTTTTCCGTCGCGACAGCGGGCGACGCCTGCTCAGGCTGCGAAGCCTGGGCGTTCTCGTTTTCCACTTGTTTCCATCTATGGGAAAGCGCGCCTCACAGCGCGGATGATCCCGGCTAGCGGCCGGTGCGCATTGCGCCAGTCAGCGCAATCCGTAGAGGCGAAGGCCGGTGTAGTAGCCCTCGCGATACCGAAATGACCGCCACTCCTGGGCGAAGCTCGCAGACCCGCCGCGGCGATCGCGGAGGAATGCGTTGTATCCCGCTATCCATTCGTCCGTCGCGGCCGGTGAGTAGTGTCGATCGAAGCACGATGTCACGCGGCGGCTCACTGCATCGGCGGCGCACCCGGCATCGGCTGCGCCTGCGCCTGCGCCATCATCGCCTGCAACGTCTGCTGAACCGCCATCGGCAGCGCCTGCGCAATCGCCGCGGCGACAGCCTGCTGAATCTGTCCCGTAACCACCGCAAGCTCGATCTGCTTTCCTGCGTTGTCGAGAGCCACGCCCTGCGCCTCGGCCTTCGTCTTCTCGGCCTGCGCCATCTTCGCGATCGCGTCGGCTTCGGCCTTCGGGTCACGCGGCGCGCCCTGCGGCTTCAACCGCTCGGCCAACTCATCAGCTCCAGGCCAGTCCATGTTCTTGGCGATCAGGTCAGCGGCAGCGGCCCCAGCACCAGGGATCGCCTGCACGAACGCCAGCAGGCTCTCGCGCGCTTCCTCGCGCCGCGTGGCGAAGGTCGGCCCGACCTTCACGTCGACATCGTATTTCCCGGCGTCAAGCGACGGGAGCACGACGGGCGGCTTGCCCGTCTCCATGACCGCCACTGCGGAACTGCCGTCGACCTGCGGGACGTTGAGCCTCGCGTACCCCTGGTCTCCCTCCTCGCCGAGGATGCGAACAACGCGCTCGGTGTCGTAGATTTTCGGGATCACGTAGACGATCTCCCGGCCCATCGCGCGGATGGCCCCGGCAAGGTTGTCGACGTAAAGGAACGTCCCCGTTTCACCCTCGCGCTGCCGCGCCAGGATCGCACGACCGCTCGACTCGTTCGACTTCTGCCCGAGCGACGGCGGATAGATTCCGGTCGAGCCGTACATGTCTTCGATCGCGCCAAGCGCCTCCTGCGCCAGCCCAACAGCCGGCGACGCGGATGACATGCGCTGCGGCCATCCCGGCATCTTCGGGTCTGGGTTGACCGGCAGGAAATCGACGTTGTCTGAGACGGCTTGCGACCAAACCTCTTCGTGCCCGGAGACCTGAATGGGCGTCGCCATCATCGGCGCCTTGGGCGCCAGCGCCATTGCCTCGACGGCAGCCGAGCGCATGAAGTTGTAAGCGCGCTGGGCGTCCTTGATCGGACGCACCAGCCCCATGCGGACGACCTGGTCGCCGACCGCGATCTCCTGGCCCGGGACCGTGAAGATCGGGATGCGCCGGCCGGGCCAAAGCGCGGGATCCGTGAGCATCCCCATACCGTTCACAATCACCGAGTAGACGCAGCGCTCCTCGCGCACGCGAACACGCTTCGCGTCCTTCTCCGCCGTCTCGCGGGCGTCGTCCGCCATCGCGTCGAGATCAAGCGAGCGCCCATCGTCGTAGTACGCGCGCGCCCGCTTCTTCGTCTCGACCCACCAATACTCCGCAACGATGACGTGCTCGCCGTCCCACCATCCCTCCGGCATGTTCGGCGTCTGGTTCGAGTCCTTCTCGAACGACGACGTATCCGCGTCAGGGTAGGCCGCCTTGAAGTCATCGAGCGGCATCCGGTCATAGACGAAGCAGTAGCGCGCATCGCCCTTGAAGCGATCTTCGGCGTACGGGTCCCACAGCACCGACATGTGGTCACGGATCTGACGGACGCAGAGCTTGAGGTTCGGGCTGTCGTCGTCCTCGTAGTCGGTCGTAAGCCGGAAGTGCCCCTCGCCTCCGATCGCGGCACCATCGACGGCGTTCACGTACGCGGCCTGCGCGTCACTGTCGCGCTCGATCTGCCGGATGATCCCCGACAGCACCTTCGCCGTGCGCGGGTCCGCGTTGTCATCGACAGGCGCAGCGCTCAAAGCCGGCGGGTTGCGCCGGATGTCACCCGTCACCTGTCGGACGAATTGAAGCGTGCGGTCGAACGTGAGGCACGGCCGCTTCTTCGCGTTCCGCTTCTTGACGATGTGCTCCGGCCACTGCTTGCCGGACGCGAACGCGAGGTCATCCTTCATCGCGTCGCGGTTCTCGCGATGATAGTCCTGCGCCTCTTTCGCGCGGGCGACGGCCTCCGCGTGGATGTCGGGCGACGCCGGCTTCATCCTAGCCATGCGCCCTCCCCTATTCTTCCGGTTGCGATGATCGCGCGCATGTCAGGCGCGGCGGTCGGCGGTTCGTACGCGACGCACACGAGCCCGAACGCATCGGCTCCGTGCGAGGACCAATCGTGTTCCGGGCCGAGCCCGATGTTGCGGTCGCCGTCGCGCTTCTCGTGATACCAGCCAAGCGCATCGATGCCCGGCTGCGTGGTCGCTTGGTTGAAGTAGATCGAGGGGAACAGGCGGCGCGCCGCTTCGATGCGCTGCTTTGCTGCTCCGCGGCCTTGATTCGGGATGACGGTGACGGCGAATCCAGCGCTGCGAAGCGCGGACTCGTACGACACGTCGAAAACCTTGTCGTTGCTGCTGCCGTCGTGCGGCAACCAGAACTGCACGCGCTCAGGCGTGTAGTTCCGCGACCGCATCCAAGCCAGGTGCGCGCTGAGCGGCTGCCCTACAGCCTCGTAGTAGTCGAGGACGCGGATCTCGCGGCCGACGAACTGAACTATCCAGATCACGAACGAGTCCGCTCGCGCACCAGTCCCGCCGATGTCGACGAACGCGCGAAGCGTGAGCAGCGGGTCAGCAGCGACGCGACCGATGCGCCCCTCTTCCCTCGCTCGCGCGAGGTCCGCAGCGAAGTAGGCTCCCTCAAGAACCGTCGCGTACTCGCCCTCCCATATGTGGGCGTACTGATCAGGCGTCGCGCGCAAGCAATCCTGCCGCTCTTGCTCTAGCACCGACGGGAACCACGGATTATCGGACCAGTTCGCGCGAACGACAGTCGCGCCTGTTGGCCGTTCCACTCCGCGAAGCATCACGTCGACCGCGTCAGACTTCCGCCGCGGATTCCAGCCGAACCAGAGTTCCGATCCATCCATGCGGATCGTCGGACGCAGTAGCGACAGAGAGCGAGCTGAGAGCCCCTGGGCTTCTTCGACCCACGCGATGCGGTAGCCCTCAAGAGACTTGATCGAGTCCGCCGTGTGGTCCTGCATTCCGGTGAATGCGATCAGACCGTCGCCAGGAGTCTCGATCACTTCCTTGAACACCCTGAAGCCGTCCGCCTCGCCAAGCCTGAACTCGGCGAGCTTGTCTTCGATGAGCCGCTTGCTCGACTCCTTCAGCGTCTTCTGGACTTCGCGAATGCAGACCATCCGCGTCGAGCGCGTCGCCAGGCACTCCTCGACGCCGAGCCCGGCGAAGAAGTGCGACTTTCCTGAGCCTCGTCCGCCCCATGCTCCCTTGTATCGCGCCGGCTCCAACAGCGGCTTGAAGACCCTCGCGGTCTCAATCCGTAGGGTCGACAATCTTCCGCTCGATCGTGTGGACCATGTTCACCGGCCCGCCATCTTCGTCGCCGACGTGGACGAGCTGCTGCGCGGCCTTGCCGTCGATTCGCTCGCCGATCTCACGGATGGCCTGCATGTCGCCC